GAGAAAGCAGGCAAGATTGATGATATATTATATATATATATAGTATATATATATTTATAAATAACCTAGTATTCCTTATTTTGATGAAAGTAAACAAACTCATAAGCTTAGATATAGATATTGTTAAAAGACTAAGTCAAGAAGAAAACGCTTCTTCCCTTATTAATGATTTGCTTATACAATACTATCTAACTGGCAACATAAAAGACGAAGAAACTATCCTCAAAGCCCTTTCTACTCTTGATAAAGACATTGTTGATAAGCAAGAACAGAAATATCTACTTCTATCCAAACTAGGCGGAATCAAAGAGAAAAAAGAGGCAGAGAAAGGGATAAAGAGAAGATGCTTTAATTGTAGAAAAGACAACTTACTAATTAGGGAAGGCAAGATTATCTGTATGAGTTGTGGATATGAAGAGGACAATAATGACTAAACTTACTAAGACTGAGAAAGAGGAATTAAGAAAGCAGTTCCTAGAATCTGAAAAAAGGATTATGGACAAAGTCTATAAGAGAGTTGGAGAACTTGCAAAGAATCCTAAGATTAAGATAGAAATGTTAAAGGAGATTAAGACTGAATATGCCAAACAGACACTACATAAACGGAATTTACAAAGAGAGAAAGCTTGTTAACAAAGCTAGAGGAGAAGGTAAGATAGCATTAAGAAGTGCTGGAAGCCATAGCCCTATTGATGTAGTTATTGTAGATTTTGAAAATGGACTAATCAAATTAATCCAATGTAAACCATCAAAGAATTTCTGGAAAGGTAAGACCAAACTAGAAGAACAATACAAAATGCTTAATGGAATCTATGAAGTAACCTTTGAGGTAAGCGATGGAACTTGATGACTGGCAGAAAAAAGTTTTAGACACTAAAGGAAATATATGTCTCAGAAGTGGAAGACAAGTTGGAAAGTCTACTATTGTTGCTCAAAAAGCAGGAGAATTTGCAACACATAATAAAAAAACTAGCACATTAATAATTGCATCCACAGAAAGACAAGCACAATTATTATTCGATAAGACATTAACCTACCTTTTAGAAAATTATAAAACTTACATTGAAAGAGGGAAAGATAAACCTACAAGACATAAAATCCAATTAAATAATGGAAGTGTAATTCATTGTCTCCCTACTGGATTAACTGGTTATGGAATAAGAGGCTACACGATAAACCTCCTCATCGCAGATGAAGCAGCTTTTATCCCAGATGAAGTATGGACCGCAGTAACTCCTATGTTGGCTACAACAAAGGGAGACATAATTTTATTATCAACACCATTCGGAAAAGATGGATATTTCTATAGATGTTTCAATGATGAGAGTTTCTCTAGTTTCCATATATCCTCAGAAGAATGCTCAAGGATAGATAGAGCATTTCTAAAGAAAGAAAAAGAGAGGATGAGCAAATTGGAATATGCCCAAGAATATCTAGGAGAGTTTGTGGATGAACTAAGACAATTCTTCCCAACAAAATTAATAAGAGATTGTATGCTTTTAAATGAGGATTCTAAAATCCCAGAAGGGATAAATTATTTAGGTGTTGATGTTGCAAGAATGGGAGAAGACCAATCAGTTTTATTCACATTAACAAAAGTGTCTAATATGTTATACATGAAAGAAATGTTAATCACAGAAAAAACATTCTTAACAGATACAATAAGAGATATAAAAGAAGAAAATATAAGATTTAATTATAGAAAAATCTATATTGATGATGGGGGAATGGGTGTTGGAGTATTCGACCCATTACTAGAAGATGAAGAAACAAAAAGAAAAGTAATTGCAATAAACAACTCATCAAGAAGCCTAGATAAAAAAGAGGAACAAAGAAAGAAATTATTAAAAGAAGATTTATATAACAACTTGCTCGTCCAAATGGAACAGAGCAAGATTGTTTTTTACAAAGATGAAGAATTAATGAAATCTCTTAAATCTGTGCAGGCAGAATATACAGACAGAGGTCTAAGAATTTTTGGCAGATACACTCACATCACAGAGGCATTGATTAGGGCTGCGTGGTGTGTGAAAGACAAAAGTTTAAATATTTGGATAAGATAAGATAAATTGTCCTTGAGTTGAAGAACTCTTAATAAGTGACGCGTGGATGCATAATCACTTAAGGACACCAATGAAAAAAAATGGCACACACAGGCATATTCGCAACTTCAGATGAAATTCTTGTTAAGGCTGGAGAAAATTACGACACATCAATAACAGAAGCAAGAATTAATGCTTTATGTTTACAAGCAGAATCAGAGATTAATTGTGCATGCAGATATAATTTTTCAGATGCTTATTCAACAATGAATGCGGATTTTAAAGGGATATTATCGGAGGCTGCATCAAATTTAGTAGCTATATATATCATAGGTTTTAACATGGCTGGCTTCACAACAAGAACAGAAGCAGAGGACATGATTAATATTTTGAGAGATAGTTATTTGCGTTGCATTTCAATCCTAAGAGATAAAAAAGTTCAAGAGTTTATGGTTCCATAATAATGACACATGACTTCACAGCATTTCCAGAGTTAACAGATGAACAAATGAATTTTTATTATTTTGATAGTCCACATAAACAAATATTCGAAAGTTTCAGAGCTCAAGTTATAAAAGTGCATGATGGAGATACCATCACTTTAAGATGGTTTGAAAGAGATTTTGATTTTCCAGTAAGATTCTCAGACATAGCAGCACCAGAGTTAAGTGAAGCTGGCGGTGAAGATTCTAAAAACTGGTTAGAAAGAAAACTATTAAATGAAGAAGTAGATGTTTCAATAGACCCAAAAAATAGAGTAGAAAAGTGGGGAAGACTTTTAGGTAAAATATATTTCAATGGAATAAGTATAGGAGATGAAAGCATAAACGCTGGCAAATCTATCTCATGGGAAAATAGAAACGATGGGAAAATAAAATCAATAGAAGGAGAGTTGAAAAAAGTATGGGTCTAAATTTTGGAATGCAAGGGAAACTATTTGAGAATAATGAATATAGAATGGTAGTAATTCCAACAGATTTAACTTGGACCGTTCCACCAACTCCAAATCCAAATGCAATAACTCCTAATGGGGCAATAGGTTACGGCTCATTAAAAATCCCACAAGGAGCAACAATATCTAAAATCTACATAGATGCAGAGGGAGACTGGGGCTCTAAGATTTATATTTATCGAGTAACAGATGCAGGAGTTAGCCAAACAATGGCTCAAGATTTATCAATAACTGCACCAGAAACTATCACAAGCATTTCATATAGGCTAATAGATAATTATAAATACAAATATTACCTTAAATATGAATCAGAAGTAGGAGTTTGGGAATTTCGGAAAATCATAATTTATTATGATTGGGACGAAATCGAAGAGAAAGCATAATGGGAGACATGACACCAACAACAGCCACCTATGGCGATATGACAAACAAAGTCACAGATTACTCTGTTGATGCTGTAAACACAGACGGAGCAGGAGACCAATTCGAGACAGAATGGATTAACACTTATTGGAGCACTTATCTAGGTTATTACAAAGCAATCCCAGAACTCCAAGCAGCAATAGATGCGAAAGCAACATGGACCATCGGAAAAGGATTCAAAGCAAATGAGTTAACCACTTTAACTTTGATGTCGATAAAAGGAACTGGTAAAGATACATTCAATTCGATAATGGAAAATATGATTAGAACTTATCATATCGGCGGAGATTCTTTTGCGGAAATAATCAGAGATAATAAAGGCCAATTAGTAAATATAAAACCCTTAGACCCAAATAGCATAAAAATAATCGTAAACTCACTGGGAAGAATAAAAAGATATGAGCAAATAAATAAAATCATGGGCTCTGCATTAAAGAAATTTAGACCCCAAGATATTCTACATTTATCAAGAAAAAGAGTAGCAGATGAAATACATGGAGTTAGTTTAATCCCAGCAGTAGAAAATATTATTTTGATGCGTAATGAAGCTATGGCAGACATGAAACAAATTTTACATAGATATGTAAAACCTAGAATTGTTTTCAAGTTAGATACTGATGACCAAACAAAAATAAACACTTTCAAAGCAAAAGCAGATGCAGCAGTAGAATACGGAGAAAATTTATTTATTCCAATGGGCTCGGTAGAACATGAGTTATTAAGTGTTCCAACAAACTCAACATTAAACCCTTTGCCATGGATAGACAGACTAAATTCCTATTTTTTTCAAGCAACAGGCGTTCCTCAGATTATAGTTGGAGGCAGTCAAGAGATGACAGAAGCAACAGCAAAGATAGCTTATCTAGCCTTCGAGCAAACAATAGAAGAAGAGCAGTTATATATTGAAGAACAAATCTTATCACAATTAAATTTAGAAATAGAATTAGAGTTCCCAGCATCATTAGAAAATGAGATGCTAAATAGCGAGAAGAAATCTGAAACAATGCAAGCAACTACACCAGAAGACACTAGTATAACAGGAGCGGTATAATGGCCAGCTCAAAATCTAAATCCAAAACTAGCCCAGCTAATAAACCAGCTGTTAAAACTTTTAAATCTGTAGCAGAAGCTAAAACCTTTGCTGCACAGAAAGAAGCAGAATATAAAGCTGTTGCAACAAAAGAGCAACCTAATTTAATGAATGCAAAGGTTACTCCTGTTAGTGGTTCAAAGAGTTCTGGTTCTCAAACTGCAGCTATTAATACAGGAAGTCAAATCCTAAATCAAGCATTAGCACAATCTGGAACAGCAAAAGGAACAGGAAGCAAAATTGCGGATACAGCATTATTAGCAAAATCAGTAGAACAAACAAAACCAGTAGCAACAAGTGCTAAAAGTGGTTTTCCAATGACTGCATCAGGAGCAACTCCAGGAAATGAAATTGGGGAAGCAGCACCAGTAACAGCTGAAGATGTAGCCAACCTAATAACAATACCTAACCCTGCAGGGTTAGTTAAGAATGCCTTTGCAAAAGAAGGAACACAGATAGCCGCAAAGATGGGTGTAAAAACTGCAGCAGAATATATCAAAAATAAAGGTTTACAATCTGGAATTAATGAAATGGCAGAATTGGGAGCAAAAGAACTAGCCTCAGAAACCATGAGTAAATCTGCAACAAAAGCTGCAGCTGGAATCATAGACCAAGAAAGCGAAAAAATCCTAATCAAACAAGGCGGTAAAGCAGTAACAAATACTAAGACTGACAAACTAGGAAAAACCTATTTACAAAAAGTCATATCTAAACTAAAAAGTCCAGCAGTAGTTGCAGGAATAATTATCTCTGGCGTTGCTGCAAGTGTAGGAACTAAAACAATGGCAACATGGAGAGGCGGAGAAGTTATAGACCAACTACCATTCATAAGACAGCAAGCAATAGAAAATAATGACTTTGAAGCAATACAACAAGTAGATGATATCATGCACGATTTAACAAATAAAACTTTCTGGGATGAACTTAAAGAGTGGACTCCATGGGCAGGAATGATACCAATAATGGAGACTGGAGTAGAAGCAAATAAAATAAAAATAACACAACAAAATAAAGAACTAGAAAATCAACAAACTACAAATCTAACCGATTTTGATAAGTGGGAATCAATCAGACAAGAACAGGAGAAAAGCAGAACCGAAAATGAAGAATCTCAAAAAAGAATTATTGAAGCTTGGCAAAAAGCTAAAGACGAAAGTAGAGAATCTGACGCTTTATATTGGGAGCAAGTTCTCAAAGAAAAAGAAAGACTGCAACAAGAAGAAGAGACTTACTGGGCAGAAGTCCGAAGGAAACAAGCAGAGAACACGAAAAGTAAATTAAACTTTGGAATCTTGTAACATGATAGAAGAACAACTAATAACCTATGGTCCTTTAGGACTATGGACAATAACTCTCCTAGTCGAGAGAATATGGTATAATAAAAAAATGCAGAATGTTATTGAAAATAACACTATTGCAATAACACAAGTAAAGGAGACAATAAAAAAATGTCGGAAGAAGTAAACACAACAAGTCCAATAGAAGAAGCTAAAACTCTTTTAGCACAACTAGAAAAAGTCAAATCAGAAAACCAAGCAATCTTAGAAAGAATGGAAGCTACAAAAGCAGAACATATTTTATCTGGTAAAGGAATAGCAGGCATACCGCCAGCACAAAAAAGCAATGATGAAATTATTAAAGACCGATGCAATGAAATATTAAAAGCAACTGGATTAAAAATTTAAAATGGAGTTCAAAACAATCCTATGTAAAAAGTGCGGAAAATATAATCGGGTAATAGCCGAATCAGATAGACACAAGCAAAATATTTGTGGCGAATGCTGGGACTGGTAATATTCTTATAGGAGAAGTTAGGGTCGTCCCTTACCCAACTTCTCCTTTTTTCAATCATTAAGAAATAAATAATTTTATATAGTTAAACAACATAGGCACGAACAAAGGTATAATCAAAAATGGCAGACACAACAGGAATGGCAGACTTACGAGCAGAAAACTTTGAAGCAATGGTAAAAGGTTTCGCTCTACAAGAATTTAAGATGAAGCAGTTAGTTACTGAGAGTAGTTCTTCAGCTTGGATAGAGACATATTATAGAGAAACAGCAACCGAGTTAACTGGAGGCTTAGGCTCTGCAGTTAAGGGAATCCCAAGATTAGCAAATTTCCCCTATGGAGAAGTTAGCTGGACTAAAGTTCAAGCATTAGTAGAAAAATATGGTATGGAAGGAGTTGTCTCATGGGAAGATGCAATGATGGATAACATCGATGTCATCGCTAGAACATTATTAAGAATTGCAAGAGCAGTAGCTTATGCAGTTGATAGCCAAATTTATACAGTATTAAGCGGAGCAGCTGGTAACACGATAGCAGTAACCGCATCATATGAATGGGATTCTGCAACAATCGCAAACAGAGACCCAATCAGCAATATTTTAGATGCAAAGAAAGAATTATCAATAGATAATTTCGACCCAGACAGAAATGGATATATTTGTTTAAGTCCGACTGACTATGCAAACTTACTAAAGAACAGCAAAGTAATTAACAACCCATCATTCAAAACTGCAGATGTAGTTAGCAATGGTGTTGTAGGACAAATTTGCGGACTAAAAATTATTGTCAGCAATGTAGTTACAGCAGACGAAGCTTTAATAGTAATTGCAAAAGAATGCGGAACATGGAAATCAGCATCACCTTTAGCATCATTTACAGAAGTAGACAAAGGGATAAAATATACAATCAGAGCGTATGAAATGGGCGTATGTCAAGCGACAACACCAAACGCAATCTGCACTATTACAAATACACAAGCATAGGAGTAAAAAAAGATGGCAAATGAAGCAGTAATAATTGAACTCTTAGGAAACAAAGGAGACCCAATCAGATACACTTGCTCTGATGTGACAGGAATCGAGAAAGGAACGATTCTAAAATTATCAGACCCAAGAACAGTATTAGCAAGCACAGGAACAGATGAAGTTATTGTTGGAATCGCAGCAGCAGAAAAAGTAGCTAATGATGGTTCAACTACAATCGCAGTTTATACAAATGGAATTTTTGATATAACTTGCACAGCAGCAGGAGCAACAATAGGTAAAGCTTGTGCTATTGCAGGAGCAAACACAATCACAGATGCAGATGCAAACGACTTATTACAAAATAGCGTAGTCGGTATGCCCCTAGAAACTGGCGGTAATGCAGAAGTAATCGCAGTGAGGGTATTAAAATAAAATGGCAGATGGTCCAAGCGGAGCAGAGATTAAAGAATCTCTAATCGTGAAAAACTTTGGTATGGAAGGAAAGTGCATTGGACAAACTAGCGGAGCAAATCAAGCCGCTCTATCTGGATTAGTCGCAGGAGCGAACGGCTGTGATTCAGAAGCACACTTTGCAGAAATGTATAATCTATTAGTAGAAATAAGAACAACCTTAGTCAATAATGGAATGATGAAAGGAAGTGCTTAAAGATGGCAACTGGCGATGTAGAAGTTAGAATAGTAGATGCAGTAACAACTGACATAGACACAGCTTTAACAGCTATGAGAGTAACTGCTGGAGCAAACGGAAAGTTTATGATGACTTCTATAGGACCAGAGAATCAACAAGTCTGTATCGTAGCAATAACGGAGGCATAAGATGGGAAAGAACTTTGCAAAAATTTTAAATTATAAAGATGAAACAGAATTAATCAATTTTTTAAATGCTGAAGAATACTCCTCAAGCATGGTTATAATTCCATTACAAAGTGGAAAGATAATTATTCTAAGAGAAGATAACGAAAGCAATAATCCAAAACAAATAATCGAGGAGTAAAATGACTGCTGGAGACACAGAAGTCAGAATCATAACTCCAAGAGCATTTCAATGCTCAGAGTTCGATGGAGTTGATGATTATTTAAACAAGTCTGCAGATCCTAGACTCTATTTTGCGAGCGGTGCTTTAAGTATATCTGGCTGGGTAAAATATAAAAATGAACAATTAGCAAATGTTTATCCAGTAGTATCAACAACAGCAGATTATTTTATTAAAGGCAGCACAGCAGGAGCAGTTAAAACCTTACAATTCTCCATCCAACAACAAGACAGCTCCTACAAAGCATCAAGTGCATATACCCCCCTAGCTGGTGTATGGTATCATTTTGTTGGTATTGCTCCAGGAAGTGGTGCAGGGAATGTTATTCTATATGTCAATGGTGTTCTAACAGGAGCAGGCACAGCACAGACAGGGGACATAAAAACAGGAGTTAAAGGAATAAAAATAGGAGCAGGCTCATCAACCTATTTTGCTGGAGAAATAAGAATGGTTAGGTTTCATAACAAATCCTTAACACAAGCAGAAGTAAACGAATTATATGCAGGAACACATCCAACATCAGCAGCATTTAACCTAGTTGCAGAATACAAACTAGAAAAAGATTATAATGACACTTCAGGAAATGCTTTGCACCTAACAAACAATGGAGCAAGATTAACAATAGCAGACGACAAAATAGCAGAATCAATAAAAGCAATGCGAACATCAGCAAATGATAAATGGATATTAACCAACTCAGAAGGCAATAAAAACCAAGTTGTAGCAATCCGAGTGGAGGAAGCATAATGGCTGCTGGAGATGTAGTTGTAACAAACACAACTAACAGAAGTTTTAGTGGATTTTATTTTGATGGAATTAATGATTATCTACAAACAGGAATTAACATCCCTATTTTAAATTTAGAAAGTAGTCCAGTATCAATCTCTTTATGGGCCAAATGGGTAACAATACCCACAGGAAACTATCAAGCGTTTTTTGGTAATAAATCATCAAGTGCTTATTTTCAATGCACCAATGGAACTGGAAACTTTCAAGTTACTTTCACAATAAGACAAGCAGATTTAAGTTATAAAAATTCAACAATATTCAATCCAGCAAAAGGAGTATGGTATCATTTAGTAGGAATAGCTCCAGGGACTAGTGCTGGAAATGTAGTTCTATATGTCAATGGAACAATAACAGGAGTAGGAACAGCCCAAACAGATACACTATTAACCAATCCGAATGGATTTAGACTAGGCTGCAACGGAGGAGCAACAGGATTCGTAAATATAGAAATAGCAAATGTAAGAATTTACAAAAAAGTCTTAGATTCAATAGAAATAGCAAACCTATATGCAGGAATAGCACCAACAAGCTCAACTTCCAAACTAGTTGCTGAATGGAAACTAAATAATAGTCTAATAGATACTTCAATAGAAAGTAATAATTTATCTATTGTAAATAATGCCCACGCAGGTTTATTTGATGATGCAATCGCAACAGCAGTCAAAGCCCAGCGTGTAGCATCAACTGATAAATGGCTCTGTGCAAGAGGACAAAATGGGCAAGTAATCGTCGCTAACATCGAATAAGACTAATTATATTCTGCAGAATACAAATATTTAAATACTTCTACTACTTCTACTTCTACAACATGAAAACAAAAGAAATTATCTGCCCAGCCTGTAATCACAGGCAAGTATTAAGGACGCAACTGCAAAGAACAACCTGTTCAAATTGTGGTAAAAAAATAGCAACAACAACATCAAAAACAAGGAGGCTATAAAATGGCTGAACAACAATTAATCTTCATAAGCGTAGAAACCAAGACAATGAAATCAGGCAAACCTTACAAGGTTTACAAAGCAAACGATGGAGTATACAGCTGCTTTGAAGAGAAAGTCTTTCAAGAGTTAGACAAGAACATAAACAATCTGATTCTAGTGGACATTTTAGACAAAGGAGCATATAAGAATGTCAAAGGTTTCATTAAGACTTTGAATGGCTCACCACAACAGAATGTGTCTCAGCAACTACAACAAACACAACCTATAGTAGCTCAAGCTTTAGCACTAGAAAAGCCTATCAAGATTAGCATAAGCCAATCTGCAAAGGGCTTCGCATACATCAATGAGGTAACAATTCGCAGCGATACAATAGAAGAAGCAAAAGCATTACTCTACAATGCAATAATGATAGCCGAAGACAAAGTCTCAGAGATGAACCTCAAAGAAGAAATGGAAAAGCAAGAAAATGAGCCGAAAGACTAAACTTGTAGTGATTGAGAGTTGTATTCAACTCTTTATTTCAATTTTAATAATAGCCACAACAATCAAATACTTACTTAGCTAGGAGGAAACAATGAACACAGACAAACTTAACAGGGAAGTTGAAAGGTATTTTAAATTAATAAATATAGAAATGGAAAATTATGGTATTTATGAATTAAATCAGCACAATATTGAATCTTTAGAAGCTTTATTTAGAGAATACCAAAAACTCTTGCAGACCCAACAGCAAAAGATTGAAGAGCTTGAAACGAAACTAATTCTTGCTTTGTCTGAGATACATCTTCTTGAAACAAAGTATAAAGCCGACACAGGCAGGAGCAAGGAAGAATGAACGCAGACAAACTTAACAGGGAAGTTGATATGCTTATAGTATGGTGCAAACAAAAAGGATATACTGCTACAGCTACAATATTAGAACTCCAACAGCAAAAGATTGAAGA